ACATGTTATGTATGAAGGTGCTTTAGTTTCTGCTTCCGGATTAGGAGGTAAAGTGACTCAAGCAACTGAAGAAACAGGATGTACTGTTTATGCATTTTTAGATACTCCAGAAGATTTATGTATTGAAAGAGTTAAACAAAGGAGATTAAATGCTGGAAATGAAAAAGAATTTAATCCTAAAAATTTAATAGATAAATTTAAGAGTGTTGTTAATTGTAAAAAGAATCTTTTAGCAGCAAAATGCGCAGTAGCTGATTTAGATTATACTGACACGCATCCTATTTTATTAAATTTAATTAAAAATTTTGATCAAGGGAGATTTGAATGATACAAGATAGACCTTATAATCCGCCTACTGCTAACAATATTACTTCATTACGAGCTCTGTTATATTTTGTTTGGGAAAGAGAAGCTATTAGATTAGCAAAAGAGAATAGATATAATGGTGATTTAACTGATGATCCTATTTTGAAAAAATATAAATTTACTAATATCAGGAGAAAAGATGATCGTGTTAGTAAATGGATTATAAACAATATTATTCTTAATGTTGATATAAATGAAAACAGTTTATGGTTTACTTTATTAATTGCTCGGTTAGTAAATTGGCCACCAACTCTTCAACATCTTATTAATGGTGAAGGAAATATATTATTGAAAAATCCTTCTAGTTTTGATCCTAAAAGTTTTTCTTTAGCGATAGAAAAATTTAGAGAAACAAACTCTAAAGCATATTCTGGTGCTTATATGGTTTACCCTACTAAAAAAGATGTAGGTTCTGTTAAATCTTTATCTTTAGGAAATCATATTATTAAACCTGTTTTAGATATAGCAGAAGAAGTAGATTACATTTTATATACAGAAAATAGTATAGCTAAATTTGTTGAAATTTTATCTAACTGCTTCGGTATAAGTACTTTTATTGCTGGACAAGTAGCAGCAGATTTAACTTATTGTGAAGCACCGCTAAAAAATGCTTTAGATTTATATACTTATGCTCCAATAGGACCAGGAAGTTCTAAGGGATTAAATTATCTTTTGGGTAGAAAACCTTACGCAACTTGGAAACAAGAAGATTTTAATGATCAGTTACAGATGATAAATGAACAAATTAAAGATGAGTTAGAAATAACTGATTTAACTTTACACGATGTTCAAAATGTAATGTGTGAATATAGTAAATATACCAGAACTTTATTAGGGGAAGGTAAACCTAAAACTATGTATAGACCAGAGGAGAACTTTTAATGGAACTTAGAGTAGAAAATGTAAATGAAGCATTTCAAGAAATATTATGGAAATTTAAGGTGCTTGATCTTGAAACAGAAGAAACCAGAAATGGACCAGCTTTAGTTTATCCAGAAATGGTAACAACTATTTATAAGTTTCCTGATGAAAGAGTTTTATTTCACCCCAAAAGAGATGCTAATCCTATCTTTCATTTAATGGAAGCTATATGGATGATTGCAGGCAGAAATGATGTTGAGTTTGTAAATCAATTTAACAGTAATATGAAAAACTTTAGCGATGATGGAAAAGTATTCAATGCTGCTTATGGTCATAGATGGAGAAAACATTTTGGTACTGATCAATTATTAGATGTTATAAATTTATTAAAACAAGATATAAGTACTCGTCAAGCTGTTATTCAAATGTGGGATGTTGAAGATTTAGTAAAAGACACTTGTGATAAAGCATGTAATACTCAGTTAATATTTGACACCAGGAATAATAAATTAAATATGACAGTGTTTAATCGTTCTAACGATGTTTGGTGGGGAGCATACGGTGCTAATGCTGTTCATTTTAGTTTCTTGCAAGAAGTGATAGCTAGAGCTATTGATTATCCTTTAGGAGAATATAGACAAGTTTCTAATAATTTTCATCTTTATACTGAGTTATATGATGCTATAAGTTTATTAGATAACCCTCCTAATGAACATTCACACAACCCTTACCATAATGGAGAAGTTTCATCTACACCTATAATGGATAATAATGATTATGCAGGGTTTATTTTAGATTGTGAACAGTTTTGTAAAGATCCCTTTGGTTTAGCTAAGTTAGAAACTTATAAATTTAATCACAGTTTCTTTATGTCAGTAGCTCGTCCTATGGCTCTTATCTCATACATAAGAAAAAATAAAGATAATGACACTAAATATTATGATGGTATGCTTCAAGCTAAAAGCATAAAAGCACCTGATTGGCAAAGAGCATGTGTAGAATGGATAACTAGAAGAAATATGTTAGATGTTCCATTTTAAAATAATGAAAAATAAAACTTGCTTTTTAATAAAAAATAAACGATACTATACGCATAACTTATAAAGGAGAACTAACTAATGAAAGAGACACTTGAATTTATATTAAATGGAGCAGCAGTTAAAAGATTTCATACTGTTACTGTGCTTCATGAAGAAACAGTAGGGCATCATTCTCACAATGTAGCTATGATGTGTCTTTTACTTAATCCTCATGCCAGTAGAAATTTATTAATGGCAGCAATGTTTCATGATTTATCAGAACATAAAACAGGTGACATACCTTCTCCTGCTAAAAAAGAATATAAAATAACTGAGCAAGTAACTTCTTTAGAAAATGATTTAATGGTAAGTGCAGGTATACAGTTTCCTACATTAACTGAGCAAGAAGAAAGAACTTTAAAATTAGCAGATATAGCATCAGGTATGATTTACTGTATACAAGAAGCACAAATGGGTAATGTTAAAATGTTAAAGATATTAGAAACTTATTCAGGTTATGCTGCTTCAAAAGTTTTAGTAGATAAAGAAGAAGATTTATTTATTCATATTGAAGAATTACAATTAGAAGGATTATAAAATGTCAGCCAATAAAAAACAAATAGGCGGTAGTCATTATAAACATGACACTGGTGAAGAACATTGGGATCGTGTTGATAGATTAAAATTAAATTATTTTCAAGGATGTGCTACTAAATATATTGAAAGAGCATATTTAAAAGGTAAACCTGTAGAAGATTTACATAAAGCATCTCATTTTATTGAAAAATTAATTGAGATTGAGCAAGAAAAAGAAGGTGAGCCTACTTCCTCATATGTTAATCAAGACCCTGATCTTAAACATGCTTATACTCAATTACATTTATTTAATGAGGAAGATTAATGAATACTTGGGTTTTTGATACAGAAACATTACCTAACAGAACTTTACTTAGTGCTAAATGTATAGAAACTGAGGAGTGGTTTGATGTATGGAGACATGAAGAAAATTCAATAGATAAACTTTTAACATTTGTTAATAAACCTCATAATACTTTTGTAGGTTTTAACTCTTTATCGTTTGATAATATTGTTATATCTGCATTTTGTGCTGGAAGAAAAGAACAAGAAATAAAAAGAATGGCAGATGATATAATTAAAAATAGATTACCTTATTGGAAAGCATTTCCTAAATATCAATTGAAAAAATATTTAAAAGATCATATTGATTTAATTGAGGTTGCTCCTTCATTTGTAGGTTTAAAAGCATACGGTGCCAGAATGCATATGCCTACTTTGCAGGACATGCCTTTATCTCATGACACTTATATAACACCTGATCAAGAAAAACAAATATTAGAATATTGTCATAATGATGTTTTAACTACGCAACAGCTTTTAATGACTTTAGAAAAAGAAATAATGTTGAGAGTAGATATGAGTAAAAAATATGGTGTTGATTTAAGAAGTAAATCAGACTCTCAAATGGCAGAACAAGCATATATAAAAACTATGGGGTTAAAAAGGCAAGATAATAAAATACCTGAAACTATTACTTACGATCCTCCATCTTTTTTACATTCATTTAAAGATCCTATTCTTAAAAATTTATTATTGAAAATTCAAAACCACACATTCAATATGAATAAAAATACAGGACATGTTGTATTGCCTGAGTTTTTAGGAAAAGCTACAATAAAATTTAATAATGGGGAATATCAATTAGGTGTAGGAGGTATACACTCAGTTCATGATAAAAAAGTTTGTTATATTGCTGGTGATAAAATTATGGGTGAATTAGATGCTGCTTCATTTTATCCTTCTATTATTTTAGAATGCGGTTTTATTCCTAAAAGTTTAGGAGAGTCTTTTGTTGAAGAGTATCGTAATATTTATAATCAAAGGTTAGAAGCCAAAGTATCTGGAGATAAAGCTACTAACGAAACATTAAAGATTAGTTTAAATGGTACTTTTGGAAAACTGGCAAGTAAATATAGTGTTCTTTATTCACCAGATTTAATGTTAGCGGTAACTCTTACAGGACAGTTAACTTTACTATTATTAATAGAAAAATTAGAAAACTTAGGAGTAGAAACTTTAAGTGCTAATACTGATGGTATAGCCATAAGATATGATAAACTTATACATGATGAGGTGCAAAAAGAGATAGGTGAATTTAGTAAGCTATCTAAATTTGTATTTGAATTTACTCCTTATAGAGTATTAGCTATGAAAGATGTTAATAATTATATAGCTATTAAACCAAATAAAACATTAAAAGTTAAAGGAATATACTCTCCTCTTTCTCTTAGAAAAAACCCTACTGCTCAAGTATGTTCAGATGCCGTAGGAGCGTGGTTAGCCAAAGGTGTACCTTTCACAGAGACAATTTACAAAAGTCCTTTCTCAGGCTTTATATCAGCTCGTAATGTTACTGGAGGTGGACAGCAAGGAGGAAAATATTTAGGTAAAGTTGTTAGGTGGTATCAATCTACTAGCAGTGTAGAACCTATAAGATATTATACTAATAATAACAAAGTAGCTAAAACAGATGGTGCTAAAGCATGTATGACTGTAGAAAACTTTGTAATTCATCCAACCGATTTAGATTACGATTGGTATTTAAAAGAATCAATTAAAATAGCGGTAGCTGTAGGTGGTTCTAATTTTTTAACAGAACATGAGCTAGACCTTATTACTCCTGCTCTTAAACAGAGGAAGAAAAAGAAATGAATAATCAAAATTTAAATACCAGAACTGTATTCGTAGTGCAGGTAGATAATAACAAAGATTTATCAGATGCTAAACAATATGGTAAATTACAAGCAATATTTGGTAACCCTCGTAAACCTTATATCACTGATATGATGGTAAATAAAGCTAGGGATGTTTTAGAAACTTGGCAAGAAGGAGACTATTTGTTAATGCTAGGAGATCCTACTTTGTGTGGAGTTTGTATGACAATAGCATCTGAGTATACAGATAGTGTAGATATTTTAAGCTGGGACCGTAACACATTCAGTTATATACCTCAAGAATGGAACTTTGGTCAGCTTAGCATGGATTTAGAAACGGCAGAGTGACATCTGCCTCAATCAATGGAGGAAAACAAAAATGTCAAATAAGAAAGAACCCAGTGATGACTGGCAAAAAACATTAAGAAAAGGTAAGCAGAAAGTACCACCTAGAATATGCATATATGGTAGTCATGGTATTGGTAAATCTACTATTGCTTCTCAATTTCCTAATCCTATTTTTATAAGTACTGAAGATGGATTAGATAGTTTAGATGTAGTTAGCTTTCCTAAAGCAACTGAGATTTTAGATGTAGTAGATAATATCAAAACTCTCATTAAAGAAAATCATGAATACAGAACTGTAGTAGTAGATACTGTTGATT